TGTTTGAGATATTCAAAGACTGCTCTTTGAACGCGCTCCCGGAAGAACTTAGCCTGCTCACGAATGGCCGGAGGAGCGTTATCGGCCACACTAATAATTTTATCTGCGCAGAGTTCTGCTAGATCTTCGCACGAATGGCCGCCAAAGTCACTGGTTTTGACGATTGGATCAGCCATCTTTCCGGCATGTAATTCAAACATATCAGGTCCTCAAAGCTTCTGGTGGCAACATCGGGTCGTTTGTGGGCAAAGAATCCTTAACCTCTGAGTACTTTTTAGCCACAAAACGCCCATTTTCCAGGCCCACAACCAAAGGTTCAGCTAAACGATGGTACCCATAAAGCTTGCTTTCCACAGGTTCATTGGTATCCAAAAGCGAAGAATCCTGGGCAATTCCTACCTTGATGCCGCGAGAAATGGCTATGGACAGCAAGAACTCACAGTTAGCCCGTCCTGCTTCAGCAAAGTGGACATACCCTTTATACGAAAAGTCAATGCCATAAAGGTGGATTTCGGCAACTTTTGCCGCAATTGCAAAGCCTATGGCATAGGCCACCGTGTTGTTAAAGTACCCTGTTTGGCAAGCATTCATCACCGCTTCAAGGGGGAACTCCACCAGGCCTGGGCATCGATCGTCCAATTCACAGGTGTAGATAGGACCTTTATGCTCCTTGAGCACCTTGGCCATAATCCCCGTCTGCGTGCCTGAATCATCACTGTCCAAGAACCGACTTGCCGGGTCCATCATAAAAACTCGATCGTGGAATATCACCCCAGCCATGGAGTTGATTGCCCACACCTCGTTAAACTCTATTGAATGGGTCTTGGCCAAAATAAACTGACCGTGGCTTTTTCCCATTGCCACTATTGCTATACGTTTCCCCTCAAGATTTGGAACACTCGTCATGGACCTGGACTTTCTGATTTCACATATATGCGAGCCATACCATCACGGTATTCGTCACGACGACGACGGCCTTGTTGCTCGATTCCAAGACCTTGAATTGCTTCTTTGTACGAATTAGTAAAGTAAGCAATCATATCGGGTGGTCCCTTGGTGTAGCTGTAAGCTTGAACCAAGCAACCATATAAAAGCGCTTCTGGAGCGTTAATACTTACCCAAGTCGTAGGATTAGTTGAGGACAATTGGGTGGGTTTGTAAATATATCCTAGTTCTACTGCGTACGAAGATGTGGGTGTTGGCGCAACATAGAACGTATTCTGATCCCACACAGAGTAATACTTAGGGACCCCCGTAACACTTCCGTCTGCCCAATATTCTTTCATGAATGAAGTGTCACGGAACTCCAAGAAAATTTGGTCAGTGCCGCTCGTAACCATCATGTACCGATGTGTCAAGATATCGGAGGGGGCAGTTAAGAACTTGTTGTTTGCAGTAAGATTCCCAGTAACCTCAAGTTTAAATACATCTAGATCAATATCTCTAAGAATTCGGTTTTCGGTCATTAAAATAAAAGTGTTAATGACCGCATTAGTGAACACGTTTGCGTCCACTTCAGTGTAGTTGCGTATGTTAGTTACTAATTCGTCGTAGGTCATGACACATTTCCTATTGCACTTGAGGCAGAAACGGAACTAGTGTTTACAATCACTGAGTTGCCAGAGGCCTGAACATCGTTGACATAGCCCGTTGCACTGACTCCTGAAGTTGCATGAGAGGACGAAGTAACAACAAGAACGGTTCCGATATTACCAACACCAAAGACATCTCCTTGCTCCGGGTAGGGCTGCATGTTGTTGCCCCCGTTAGCGCTTCCAAGGCTTTGAAAGGCTGAGTCGCCAGGTGACCCAACATACACAGTGACTGGTTCCACACGGTCTGGGCGAGGTTCATACAAAGCAACGGCATCGCCGTTAAATTTAAGGGGCTCAAGCTGGGGTTCTTTTGGCTCGTAGTCTTCTGGGCAGACTTTAAATCCGCGCCAGTTCTTGCGAAGGACGTTATAGGGATAACGTTGTCCGCAGTAGTCGCACAGTCCGAAAGAGAATTTGCCAGTTGCGTATGCCACATCATACCCCCAGTTGAGGTACGAAACTTATACGTGCTGTCTCTCTGTCCTCTGCTGCGGCCCTAGCCCACTCCTCATCATACATTTGTTTTAAAGGCATCATGCGGTCAGGGGCAAACTTAACCGACAGATAATAAGCAAGGCCTGCCGTCAAACATGGCAAGAATCGAAAATTAACGTCGGTTGTATTGGTGTAGTCCCCAGCGTCTTGAATACGTCTGATTCTGTAATAACGGAACTGATACGGTCCGCCACCACCGCCAGGGGTAGGATAGAAAAACACCTCTGGCGGATTTGTACGCTGAACGTAGAATTGCGAAGGGCGTGCTTGCGTGCTTTTATCCGGCACATCTAAGTATTCTGCTCGTGTAATCGGATCAATCGTAATGTCCACTGCTGGACTTTGAGAAAAATCTCGAATAACGGCGGTTAATACTTGCACCGTGTCGGCTGGCAACGTAATTGAAGTTGTACCGGTCAGACTAACTGCTACTTCCTCAATGGTCCACAAATTTAATCCGCGATTTGCCCAATCTAGGAACATCAAATTTAACGACCGACGAGCGGACGATAATTGATGCCCATTGGTAATCTGCATGCCACAGCGCTCAAACGCCTCAGCAATTAGATCATCAATCTGCAGATCAAATGTTGTGGTACCAGAAGTTGCCATTTAGCACATTCCGCCTTTTTTGTATCCCTTGGCCATTCCACCACCCATCATGCCCATAGCCATACGCTTGTGCTGATTAACGGCACCGCCGTTTTTCATCATCAAAGGACCGCTGGTTTTGCTGGTCTTTGAAATCATTTTATTCTTGGGGCCAGACTCAACACATCCGCCGCCCTTTGTTGCAATGCCCATTCCTTTTCCGGCCATGATTACTTCCCCTTTTTCATTGCACGGCCTTTTGCATCAGCCGAAGTTTTTTTCATTGCACGACCAGCCATATCGCTTGCTGATTTTTTCTTGATCATGCCGCCTCGTTTAGCACCAATGGCCATTCCTGCCATATTATCTTTTCGAGCGGCAACAGGCGCTTCTTGTTGGTTTTGGGCCTCAACTTTAGATTTAGCCGCGCCAACGGCACGCTTAATAGCTCCACGAAAACCTCCTCCACCACCAGAACTCGGTGCGGATTTTCCTGCCTTTGAAACACTTTTACCTATCATCTTGGCTATATTTTTCATTGAACCAAATCCCATGATTACTTTCCTTTCTTTGCCGTTTTGGCAGATTGTTTAAAAGCTTTTGCAGTAGGAGCGCCTTTAGTTCCCGGTTTACGCATCTTTTCACCAGATCCCATAGCGATACGTTTTCTTTTTGCGTTGATATTAGAATACAAGCCGGGTTTTGCTGGCATGGCTTTACCTTCCGTTGAAAAATGCGTACAAACCGATAAAAAAACTTGTCACCGCACTTGACGCTCCGGCCACCCACATGAGGGTTTTCCAGCCGCCTTTCGCTTCCGACAAAGTTAGATTAATTGCTTCTAACGACTTTTTTATGTCGCTCATGTCTGCCATCATCTTATCCATGTCATCCTGGATATGACGAATTTCAACAGAGTGTGTGGCTAGTTCCCGTTCGACGCTCATTTAGCATTTCCATCGTTTTCTGGCTTGACGGATACGGCTATTGGGGTCTTTAGCAGCTTCAGGGAATTTCTTCATCTGCCCTGCAGACCGAGCACAATAAGACTTGCGACGCTTCGCGCGAGCGGGCGACGGGCTGTCCTCAGTGACTGCGGTCTGAAGTTTAGATCCAGGATTTGCTTTGCGATACGCAGCAACTCCTTTTTTGGTCATACCAGCCCCGGTTTTGGTCGAGCGAAAGTTGCCCGACTTGACCGAGGTCTTAATGCCCATTCCCTTAGAAGCCATTAAACTGCGGCCCCGCCGTAGAAGAACAACGTGACGCTAGTTACGTTTGCGTCCGCAAACTCGATGAAAACGCCGCTGTCAAACAATACCCCCATGTCTGGGAAAATAATGTCGTAGGCACCAGCAGATCCAGGAGTTTTAATGTCCACAAGCGTTGTTGCAGCGGTTGTAGCTCCGTTTTTTAACTGAAAAGATGATGCAGTGCTGCCGCAAGTGTAGTAAATAGCCGCTACACGAGTGCGCCCAGCAATTGCGTCATCATCTCCGGTCTTTGTGACCGCAAGTAGATTACTGTAGCTCATTAGAGCCTCCTAGTTAGGAGAGGTTGTTGTTCTGGATATAAAGAACAGTCACCGTCGCCGCACCAGTTGTACCGTTTCCGTTTTGAGCCGTAAAGTCAACCAAAACTTGCAGGTCAATTGCTCCAACGTCCGTGGCTTCTGTGTCTAAGGTTCCGCGAGTCGTAGCCAGAGCCTTGACGCTGGTGCTGGGGATGAATGCGTCAGCATCGGCAGAAGTTCCAACCGTAACAGCGGCTGTACCAGTGTCGTTGTTGACAACCGTAACGTTCAGGATAACGTCAACAATTTGAGAATTTGCGGGAATAGTAGCAACAACTTGGTCATTTGCGCTTGCGCCAATGATGTCAATCACAGCGGATTGAGCCATCAAAACATAACCTACGTTTGCTACATCGGTGCCTACCGTTGTGCCGGTAGTATCTTTGATAGTGCCAGCCCTAACTGGGCCGGAAAAGGTGGTATTTGCCATTTTGTCCTCGTGTAGTAGCACATTCTCGTATCTTCTCTACTAAGTCTGCTAGGTCAGTAGATACGAGCAAAATCCTAGTCCTATAAGAATACAGCAAAAGGGGGGTTTTGCAACCCCC